TACGTGCATTGAGTAATATTCACCTGAGTGACTCATCATTGTTCCTTTAGCTGGTCCATAGGGTGATACTAAACCTGACACATAACCAAATTTATAACCATCTTTTTTAGATACTAATTTTACATTTGATGCCCCTGAATCTCCTGAAAAATCTAAGAAAGTAAATCTCATAGATTCTGTTGGATATCCTGTGATAGGATCAATCTCAAAATTAATACTTCTATCATCATATAAAGGATTGTGAACTAATTCTAATTCTGCCCCATTGTGCATTTTATATTGTACAAATTGATATCCTATTGAATAAGCATTTGAATGATAATCAGATTTTGCATTTTGAACAGGGTTAAAATTTTGATTAGTAATAACCCAACCTCTCTTATCCATAATATCTTGCATAGCTCTATTAAATAGAATCATACCATACTCTCCTGTAAACACTTTAATTTTTCTTCCTGAACCTGGTTTAACTCTTGAATAGAAAATATCTAATAAGAACTCTTCAATTAGTTTAGCTGTTAATTCAGAATAGTAGTGTAAATGAGAATCTTCAAGTTTTTCTTGAATACCTGAAAATGAATCTACTGATCTTCCTGTTGCACTTTCAATACTTTTTGCTTTTCTATTATACCAATATGCTCTTTCAAGTTCTCTATACCATTGTTGCCAATACTCTACTTCTGCGTATTTAATCCAAGAATCATGATAACCACCTTTTGAATCAGGTATTTTAACTGCTAAAACTTCTTCTGATGCATAATCTGTTATTTGATATTTTTTTCTAAATTTACCCATTGAATCTCTAAGAGTCAAAGGCATTGCATATTGAGTAGAACCATCTTGATTGTCCCCTTCCCCATAAGTAGAGTACATTTTAGCCCATTGCTGTCCTGGTGTTAAGTATGCTGAAGGTACAAATGCTTGAAAATCATCTGATACTAATCTTACAGTATAAACCCATCCATTTCCATGTCTTTGTGGTTCTTCCATAATTCTACATTGGTATTTCTGACCTGATGTACCTGGAGTAATAACATCACCTGCAACAAACCAATTCTCATCTAATTTGATTTTAAATGTGGTTTTTCCTTGTCCTGGAGTTGTATTACTAATAGGTTCAACATTTTCAATTACCACAAGAGGTCTTGTATTTGCACCTTTTAATTGCCATTCCCATTCATTTGTAGTCAAAACCATTTCTGTACCTGTAGTCCAAGCAATACTTGAAAGAGGGTTATCAGAATAATAATTTTGAGCAGAGAAAAGTTGATTCATCTTCCCTTCAAATACATGAGGTTTAGCAATCAAAGCAGCTCCCAAGTGATTTAATTCAGTCATGTTAGCATGCCAAGGCATTTGTTTTGTTTTGAATTTACTTCCTAATGTCGCCATAATTTTTTTGTTTGTTAATTAATTAAATAAATCAGCTAGATTTGAACCTTTTAATGAACTTCCAGAATTAGAAGGTCTCATACCTTTTCGCTGTTCTAAATTACTTTTTACTTGTTTTGTATTTTTTGTTGTTATTTGCTTTTCAAAACCAGACATATCAAAATTACTTTCTACTAACTTAGCTAATAATATCATTTTATTTGTATCTTGAAACACTTCAGCAAGTTTTTTTTGAAATCCTGTAATAGCTCTTGTATTTGAAATTTTATGTTCTTTTTTTGTTAAAAAATTTAATATTTTTTGTTTATCTTGTAAAGTAATTTTAAAACCACTTACTTCATCTATTGATTCTAATGTTTCTTTTACATTAGATTTAAAAGTTTCTTCTTGTTCTTTTGCTGCTAATTTTTGTTGTTCAGCTTGTTTCAATAGAGTTTGTTTCCTCTCAGCTTCTTCTTGTTTGATTTTTATATTATATTTTTCAGCTACTTTTTCTTTTTTACCATTCTCTGTAAGATAGGCTAATCTATCTTCAATCTCATCTCTATCCCATCCTTCTTCTTTGAGTTGATATCTAATTACTTCATCTTGATAATCTTCATCTTTTATATCTCCTGATGGAGCATCTAAACTTGATTCATAAATATCAAAAAAATCTGCTGTATTTCCACCTTCTCTTTTAAATTTAATAAATGCCTTAGCATCATCATCTAATTCTTCAGAAGCCCAAGCTTTCAATCTTTCAGAAACTTCTGTTTCATATTCCTCTTGTTGTAACTCAAAAAATCTATCAACATCTATTTCCTCATCTTCTTCTAACTCAACATGTTTAAAAATACCATGTTCTTTTAAATCTTTATATACATCTTTATATATACTTCCTTCTTCATCTTGTGGGGTTTCTTTTTGAACACCATTTTGTTTTGTAGTTTTATTTGTAGCCTCAAAAAAGTTATCTGCTTCTACCTCTTCTACTTCTTCTGTTTCTTCTACTTCTTTTGTCTCTTCTTTGGATTTTTTTTGAGTTGTTTTATTTTCTTGGGAGGTAGCTTCATTCTTTTTAATTTCTTCTACAATTTTTTGAACTTCAGATTTTTCTGGTTTTATACCAAAAAAATTTTCTGTTTCACTTCCTTCCCAATCAAAAGTAAGTAATTCATTATTTTGATTTTCTAATTCTTCTTCCATAATTCTTTGCAAATTTAAGGTTAATTATTTAATATTTTTAAGTTTAAAACTTAACTATGTTATTTCATAGCTAATAGCTTTATTTAGTATTTACATTGTTTTTATGTGCTTGAGCTTTTATCTTTTTATTTTCAAGCACTATATTATCTGCATGTTCTTTCTTTTGTTGTTCTAATTTTTGTCTGTCTAAATTTAATTTTTCTTGCTTTATATTAGCATCAACACCAGCTTTATATACTTCAAGTATATCAGGTGTACCATCTTTATCTATATCTTTATCTTCATTAAATCCAAGTGATAAAATAGTTTGTTTTTGAAGTTCCCTTTCTGTTTTAAGCTGTTCTTCTCTCTCCATTTTATTCATTTCAAATTCCCATTCTTCTCTTCTAAATTCTCTTTGTTTTTCTTCAGATTCAGCTTGAGCTTGAAGTTGTTGTTGTTGTTGAGATTGTTCTCTTTCTATTCTTTCTTTTTCTGCACTTCTTAATAATTCCTCAGCTTCTTGTATAGACTCACTTCTCATAATTTTAATTACATCAGATAATTCTATTTTTTGATTTTGTAATGCAGCATGAGATAATTGTTGTACCATTTGTAATGCTTCATCTGATTTCATTGAATTAGATACAAAAATACCATAAGTTGAGTTATCTAACAAATCATAATCTATAGAAATCATTTTTCTTGACATATCATCTAATACATAAGATATACTTGTAGATTGAAACTCTGAATAAGCTACTTTAGCAGATTCTATTAAAGCCTGNAATACATTTCTTTTTATATTATTATGTAATTCAAAATAAGGNTCTAAAATATTGGCAGATTGTATTANAGATTGTTGAGTATTTCTTACAGCCTCTCCAGTACCTATTTGTCCTTCTACTGCTTTAGTNATACCAACAGACTCTCCACATCTTCTTTCTACATATTCTGCTAATTGTATATATTTTTGTATATCAGATACNAAAGACATATCTATTTCTTTAGCAGCTTGTGTAATATCTTGATTTCCTTTGTTACCTTCTTCAGATGGGTCCATTAAACCAATTTTATTTACTTTAAAATAATACATCCATTTTTCAATATCAAGTCCTGAAGACTTGGGTATAAGACCTGCATTAAGTAACAAAGATTTACCATCATCTGATGCTATAAGTAACTCTATTCTATACAATAATATATTATACATATATTGATAATACTTCATTCTATCTACTAATGAAGTAATTTCAGAATTAAGATTATCAAAAGCAGCTCCTATATAAGATAATTTACAATGGTATAAATTGTTTAAATCTTTATTCTGTCCTGGTACTTCTCTTAAATAAGCAAATTTATCTTCACCTATTTTATAACCTTCAAATTTAGCAGGAATCCATTCAGTTGTAATTTCTATATCTCCTGCTTCTTTATTTAATTGATATGATTCATCTACTATAGCTTCGTATTCTTCACCTGTTTGTAAGTCTATACCTTTTACAAATTTAAAAGGCTTTAAAGATTTCCACTCACAATGTATAACCCTAATCCCCATAATAGCAGATGTACCATCATTTCTAAATGTAAATGAACTATCTGGTAGTGAAGAAGCATGGCTATAATCTGAATAAATTTCATCCATTTCAGGTATAGTTAGTTCTTGCCCAAAATGTTTTATAACTTCAGAGGGAGTCATATACATTTCATAACAAGCCCATTCCCCATCTTCAATATAATCTAAGTCAGGTGATTTATCACAATCAAATCTTAAAGGATTAACCACTTTTAAAATAGGTTCACCATTAACTGTCCCAACCCAAAATATTTCTCTACCTGATATAAGACCATGTTTCCATGCTTTATTAAATTTCATTTTAACATCTTCTTTCTGTATAAGATATTCTAATAATTGATGAGATAATACTTCAGCTGGATCTTGATGTTCTCTTTCCATATACCTCTTTATTTCAGGAGGTGTTTTGGTTTGTAATTCTTGTGCCACTTGTTGCTGTAATTTTTCTTGCTCATCAGGTGTTAATTTCTTACCTTTAGATTGCTCTACATACTGTTTTTCAATTTCTAATTTTATAGGGTTCATTATAGAATTTATAACAAAATCCCTTAATCTACTAAATTCTTCTTGTTCTATTCTTGTAGTTGCTTCTTCATTAACAGCTACTACCTTCCATGAGAAAGGTCTCCTCATTTCCATCCCTAATAAAGCTTTTACTTTCCCAGATATTATATCTTTATTAGTAAAATCAGCAGGTAATTCTCCCACTTCTTTTCCAAAAGGATAACACACATGTTCAAAATCTGTTTTATTAACTATGTTATTAAATAAATCATAGTTAACTTTCATTCTTTTATATTCAGATACACCTGAACCTGTTTCTGAAAATCCAAACACCCCCCCTTTTGCAAAAGAAACTTTATCTAAAGTATTTATTTGCTCTTTATACCAATATTTATCATTGGTTTCTTTTTGTTTTCTTGTTAGTCTCTGATTAGGACTAAAAATAGTTTCTGACATACTTAACTTCTTTTAAAAAATTTATCTAATACTTTTATAACATCTTCAACTCTATTATTATTTTTCTCTGTATATTCTTTTCCTAATTCATCTTCTTGAATTTGAAACATACACATCATAAAAGACATAACTCTGTCAAAGTTTCCTTTTCTATTATATTGTATTAACTCCTCTAATAATCCTATAGAATATATTGTTTCTAAATTTAATATAGAATTTCCATTCTCATCATGGTCTCTAACTTCTAGTAACCAATCTTTAATATATTTTTCTCCTGCATCCTTCAACATATCCACCATATGGATACCATATATCCTTGCTACTGTAGAGTTCTTTATATTTTTAGATATAACAGCATCTGGTTGTACTGCTAATTGATTTAATCTCTTTATTCTTCTAAAATAATTTTTAACATGTGTAACCTCATTTTCGTGCATAATCTCTGCGTTGTATAATTCAGCTAACATAGATGCTATCCTATTTACATCATCTGCCTCTTGGGGTCTTCCTACATATTCTGCTACTATTATATTTCTAGAATAAGAAAATTTATGTGTACTTTTATATACATAAATAGCTGCTAAAGATACACCCTGAGATAAATCTTGTCTATAAGGGTCATAGCCTATTTTATATAAACCTTTAGGTGGATTATCTACAGGATATTCATAAATAATAGGACATCCTGACAAATTGTCTATTTTTGGTTTATAATTTAGAACAGGTTGTAGTCTATTTGCTAAATCTGGTTTAGCAATTACCTTACCATCTTTTCTTTCTAAATATACTGCTGTCCCTTTTTTTAATTGTAATTTTTCATGTAGTATTTTATTTAATTGATTTCTTAATTCTACTACAGGAAAATTATTTGTTGATACTGTTAAGAAAGCCTCAGCAGGACAAAATGAATACTCTTGTACATGTTTTTGTAATAATGAACTTGAAGATGAATTTTCTAATAAATCTTTTCTTCTATTCATTTCATATTCTGTAGCTCTTTCTACATCTGAATTACCTTGATGGTCATAAAAACCTTCCATATTCCATGTTACAGGATGAAAAAACCCACAAGTAGTATTATCTGCATTATCATCCCATATATTAATAAAAGGCATTATTCTATAGGCAATAGGATTATAAAACATATCAGCATAATCTATTGTACCTGATTCCATATCCCCACCAGTTCCAAATATAATAATTTGTCCTGTTATCTTTGTTCCAGCAGTAAGTGCTGGATAAATAGCATTGTATGAATCTTTAAGATTAGGGAAAACACCTGCTTCTTCTAATAATACTATTTTAGCATCTTTACCCCTAGCAGCATCTGGATTATCTCTAAAAGATAAAGCAAATATCTCTGACTTATATCCTTTTTCTAATATAACCCCTGACACTGTAGTCTTATAAGAAGCCCTTTTATGATCTTGTTTATCTACATAATCTCTAGATTTACTCCACCCTGTATGCTCATTTAAAAAATTAAGATAATCACTAGCCATACCCATAGTTCCTTTTGGAAATAAAAATTTCTTTTCAGAAGCCCCAATTATAATTTGTGCATTTCTTTCTGTATTATACACATTAGTACATATGGCTCCATTTTTATAAGAATATCCTTTTCTTCTAGATTTACCTACTATCATGTGATAACCACCATTTACATAATCTAAATGTGGTTTTACTTTTAATTTCAATCTATCTAAGACACCTTGAGATATTATATCTCTTTTTTCTTTTGTATCTAAGTATAACTTATTATGTTTATACCTATCACCAAGTTCTCTTTGTAATTTTCTCAATTCTTTTTGCAAAGAATTATATTTCTTTCTTTCTTCTTGTGTAGAAGGTACTTGAGAGTCTTTAGTAAATAAACCATTTCTAGCTATCTCTAAAGCCCAATAATAAGTATAATCTCCATCCCAAAAATCTGGGTTTCTAGTTATTTTATTAGCTACTACTGATTCTTCATCTTCTTCATTCTCTGTATTTTCTACAATTTGTATTTGAGTAAAGTTCAAGTAAAAATAATGATGTCCTGTAATTTTTTCCCCATTTACTTCATATCCATTAGTACATCTATTTAATTGTTCTTCCCAATAAGAAAACCACTCAGGTGTACCTATAGGGACAGAATAATAGCTACCATTTTTAATAAACTTTATTGCTTCTTCTCTAAATACATTAGAATTTAACCATTTACCATTACTATCTCTTATTTTATTTTGTGACATAAAATATACTTGAATTAAAATCTCTAAAATATAATAGGTCTTTATGCTCTCCTATATCAATTTTCTCTGAAAAGTTTTCTCTAAAAACTACTTTACAAAATTGAAATTCATTTAATTCTTCTGAAGTAAATATAATTTCACCTGTATTGGGTTTTTCATTCAAATTCTCCATAGTTAGAATTAAACTTGTTTTCTTTTGTATTTCATCTTGCTTTACTATGAAAGCTCCTTTTGGTAATACTATCATAAATTATATTGTTTTATATTTCAAATGGGTTAATTGTTTTATTACTTCTTGTTTTTACTTGCTCAAAAAGTTCTTGTTCTACTTTTTCTTTCATAGAATTTATATTTTGTAATACTTTATCTGTATCATTTAATGCCCTAGTAATATCACCTGGTTTATAAATAGGAACATTCTTATCATTTCTTTCATCCATATCAAAAGTCCTAAAGAAATTCTTCATTTTTTCAGCAGCTTCTAATACAGCTATATAGTAAGAATAAGTAGGTGAAGCTTCTCTTTGAAATTCATCTACTTTTATTAGAGCTTGTTCTAATAAAATATCTTGTTCCCAAGATTCATCAAATAAAACTTCTTTTAACTTTTCAAATCTTATTTCATCAGAATATCCTGCATAAGGATTTGTTTTCTTTTTTGATGACATTAACTCTATAAAAGTAAATTCTTTTATAGCTTTATCTTTATATTTAGACTTGTCTCTATCCCATATCTCTTTAAAAGGGGGTATAAGTAAAGTTTCAGTATTTGGTATTGCCACAGAATTTTCTATTGTAAATAAAAATGCCATAATTAAATTTTTATAAAATTAGTTCCTTGTATAAAATCTTTTTTAGCATATTTGTCTTTAAGTTGTTTCAAAGTATTACCCTTAGTCTTCTCAAAGTGTGGCATATCTTTAAATGTTCTCCAATCTCCACCCCATACATATCCAGTTTTCTTAAACATTTGTACTACTTCCATCCAATCAGATTGTAAATCTTTATCAAAATCTTTCTTAGTGTCCCATGATGCTACTTTACCATCTATTATTAATACTATATCAACAGCTAATCCATAATTATGAATACTATCCCCACCTTTAGCTTTAGTTACTTTTGGTTTTTGTTTATATAAAGCATCTTGTTCTGCAAATGTTCTTAATGCCTGTGATATCCTTACTTTAGCATTACCTGTTAATACATTTGTATTAATTGTATCTACTAATTTTTTTACTTCTTCTTTAATAAAGGGGTGTAGTGTTTCTATCTTTTGTAATGATACTTTATCTATCATAATTTATTTTTTTTAATTACACTTGAGAAACTAAATATTTCTGTAGTTTTATGTTGATATATTGTTATAACTGTTTGCTCATTCTTATCTAAATGATGTAGTATATTATTTAAAGTATAAATTAGCCTCTTCTGTTCTTCTTTTTATTAATCCTTCTAATTTCTTACCCCCAGCATTAACCCATTTCATAAATTCTTTTTGTATAGCTAAATCTTTTGGATTATTATTTACTTTCTTTAATAAGGTAGAAGATTTTAAATTACCTACGCCTATATTGTAAGCTAAAGACACTAAAGCATCAAATTGATTTTGTGTAATACTATCTGTAGTATAACTATCTACTGCTTTTTCATATGTATTCAACATTGTTATTAATAAGGTTGTTGCATATTCTTTATCTATAGCTTTATCAGTTAGTTTTACTTTAGTCCCATTAGGATAATAAGTTGCCCCATACCCAATAGTAGGAACTTTAGCAGGACATAAATAAGGCTTACTTCTAAAGCCTTCGTATTTCTTTATTAAATCTAAACCTTTTATTGATACATTTGTAATTTTCATATTTTACCTAAGTATATTTTAGTTTTTATAGTATAGTCTACTTGCTTTCTTAGGGAATCCTGTTATTTCATTGATATCTTCATCTTTATCTAAGATAGGGTTATGTCTTATTTTTAATTCTATCCCATTATGTAATTTATATATTACATATTGTTCACCTACTTTTTGTGTAGATATTATATTAGCAGTTATTGTTTTTATAAAATTTTTATTTTCAAACTTTTTATCTATTAATTTTTGAAATAATAGCATACCATATTCTCCAGTTGTAAATAGAAGTTTATTTTTTTTTTAGTTTCTAAATATATATTTTGTATAAAATTTTGTACTGTATTAAAATCTTCTTCCAAATCTATGCTTAATTCTATTTGTTTATCTATTATCATAGTTTAATCCTTTATAATTGTTTAATATTTCTTTTCTTTCTTTATATCTTTTTTCTGGTATCAACCCTTTAATATAACTTTCTTCTAAAGATTTTTTAGAATATTTAACTCTACTAGAAGATACTTCAAATACCCCAAAGTATTGTAACCTAATGTTTTTAAGTATCCCTCTATTAAGTATTTCCTTAACAAATTTAAAAGGAGAGTTACATATCAATTTACATTCTTCTATAGATACACTATAGTTTTTCCCTTCTGTATTATAAAACTCTTCTATTAAATTATTCATTATTTTGGTAAGATTATTCTNGTAATATCTCTATTTTTATCCATCTCAGTTTTAGCCATATCATATATACTAATACTTGTNGGNGCTTTAATATTTTCTTCTNTAATNTTTTTACTCTCTTGTTTATAAAATTGTTGTCTTTTAACTTCAATTATTTCTATTTCTTCTGTAAAATTATTTATGAAATAATCTAACTGTGTTAATGTAGCTTCAAATAAACAAAATTCCCAATTTACATCTATTTCTTCTGTATTAGTATCTTCATCTATAAACTTATAGAATAATTGTTTTTTTTGTTCTTTATTTGCTTTTTCATATAGTGTCTTTGCGCTAATCTCTCTCATATACTCAAGAATAAACATTCTTGAAATTAAATCTGCTGGATGTTGTAACTTAAATGTCATTTTTATTTGTTTTGTGATTATTCATTTACTTCTAATTTAAACTGATAGCCCTGTGTTTTTCTCTCTGGTATAAGTATGGGTATTATTTTTAACTCTTTATTTTTATTTACTATAAAACCTTTATTCTTTAATTGTTCTAAATAATTTCCTAACCCCCCAGCAGAGATATTTAATTTCTCTCTTACTATTTTTCTACCTGAAGTTCCAAATATATCTATAGATATATCTCCTTCTAATGCCATAAATGCAGATAATACTTCAACTTCTTTAGGTGTCATTTGTACAGGTAGAATATGATTGATTAGAAATAAATGTTTCTTATAGTATTCTTCTCTACTTAATTTTAATGCTTTTCTTATTATTTCCATATTCTTATAGGATTTTATTTTGCAAAGATATAACTTATTTTTTAATTACAAAATAATATTTAAAATATTTAAGTTTAATATGAAATTAAAATAAATATAAAAAGTTATTAACAAAATTTGTGTATGTGATTGGAAAACCTTACCTTTGTCCTTTCAAGGAACTTGACAAGACTTCAGGCTTGGGGAGATGGTGTGTTTATAAGAGAGGAAGAGTACCTTATGAGTTACAAAGTGATTATAATGCTATGCAATTTTGTGTAGCATTTTTTATTTTAAAAAATTTTTAGAAAACTAAAAAATTTTTATGCTTTATGTTTTTGTGAATGTCCCCACCCCAACATACCCCCACTTATTTTTGCAACCAAACACCCCCCATCTATTTTACTAACTTAGCTATTTTTAGCCCAAGAATAATATATTCTTATATCATTAGAGTTAGTTAGTACATTCATCTAAGTTTTAGATGTGCTTATATCATAGGTATACCTATACATTTACTATACTATTATATGTATAAGACAGTGTAGAGGGTGCTTGGCTACACATCTATATTTATATGGATATAAGGGGTGAACAAACTATTAAATACCCTCACTTATTTTTGCAATATTACAATTAATATATAAATTTCTTAATTATGTTCACACAAGAGAATTTAGAATTAAAAGTATACCTTATAGAAGGTGTACTTATGTTATCTTCTTCTGAGGAAGAGGCTATTAAAGAGTCACAACTCTT